CATCAAATCGACGTATTCTTGATAGACTTTGTTATCAAAGATAACTAAATCATCACCAAGAATCTCATAACGAGTATACCAAGAATTAATTCCTGGATATGCACGTTGGGCGCAGACTTGTAATATTAAATGATGAGTTGTAGCCAACATGGCCCACGACGACAAGGCACCCATGGGTTGCCCTGTACCGTAGATCAAGTGGCCTTGCTCAATACCGTACTCATTTTTACGAATGAAATATGGTCTCATACAGAGAATAGACGACCAAGCCTCTCCCAATCCAGGAATTTTAAACATTAAGTTTATAATCCCCGATTGAAGTTTGATTGGTAATCTGTCTGTAGCTGAAGAAAGATCAACTGAATAAGCGCAGTTATATAAAACTGCTTTATCCAGACATCTTTTAAAGCTTGAATCTTGATCGAATGTCCCATCATTGGGAAGTCGTTTCAAGAATTCAAAGAGAGCCATATGCAAAGGGTAAAATAACGATTGCGTCCATATATCAGCAATTGCAAACACTCTAAGTTTACCAGCGGCTTCTTCTTTAAAGGCTAATTTACCTAAACAGATATCATCAAATGACATCCCTTTAGCTAATTTAACCCAGGAAGTACCGTGTTCACTTATAGTTGCAAATAACCATTCGATTGTATCATCTAACTTAAAGATAAGCCGAGATTTAGTCAGTAAAGAATAAATTCTAAACTGCTCATAAATTTCGGTATATTTAGCTAAACCAATAGCGTCTGTTAAGACGTTCTGGATAGCAACCGATCCATTAGGACCAGCTTTAAGTGATTTTACAAAAGAATGGGCTGATAATGAAGGCAATCTATCAAAATAGCCTTTGTTTTCATTTAAAATAATGTGAGACTGAGATAGAATTTTATCTATTTCAGATAATTCTCCACCATACAAATCAGTTATAGAATTCAATTTTGGATTTAAAGGCCCTTTCAAAAGCCGATAAATCGATAAAATTGACAACCATAATCGAATTGTACCTGGATGATTATTACGGATCGCTTTTCTATCCATTGTACCGATAAAAGTCGGTAATCCGTTTATTAAACGGGGCAATGGAATAGAGGGATCTATATCTCTCAACGATTGACAAGGTTTACTAGATAATTTACGCTGTACAGCTAAGTGA